TCCTAAGTGGTTCTACAATCTATACTTAAAACATGGCGAGCGTTTTGCGGCATTCATTAAGAATAAGCCTATGTTAAAGTCTGTTATCCGTATGTGGATGAACGGACGCATTAAAAACACATCCCAATTTAATCTAGCATAACATGGCAACTTTTGGACAGGGCATTAACCCACAACTTGGCGCAATCGACTATAGTCCCATCCTCAAGGGGTCTATGGCTGGCGCACAGATGGCCGCACAAGGCAGCCAAAATATTGGGCAGGGCTTGGCTAATCTTGGGCAAGAACTTGGAGCTGGGCTTAAAAAACGTGGAGAATATAAAGCAGAAGTTACAGCAGCTTTAAAAACAGCCGACCTAATTAATACAACAGCAGACCTTCCAGATGGTGTTAAAAAACTTGCAGCATCAGCAAAACTACAATTAAATGACCCTAATCTTTCATTGCGTGAACAAGCCGCTATAGGATCACGCATGAATGGAATGTTTGGCGGTGTTATGCAAGCTGGTCTTACCACTGCAATGAAAGACCCAAACACAAAAGCACTAGAAGACTTACAACTTGCAACTGGAAGACAAGCACTTGCTTCAAGAAAAGCACAAGAAGAGGGATGGGCAAAAGCCGTACAAGCATCTACTATAGACGGAAAGCTTGATCTTAATACATTAGCAACAAATGCGTTTAATAGTGGCGTTACAGATATTGGTGAACTCTCACGATTAATGCAGACAGTAGGTGCTGTTAATTTCAAACCTTCACTTGTGCAAATCACAGGTGAAGATGGTAAGACATATACAGCTATGACAACTGGGGTTGGTACAGCGGCTCAAGTTAAAGAACCAACACCACTTAGGCCACTTAGGCCAACCGCTATGGAAGACAGAGAAAGAGTAAGTAAGTTACTAGCAGAAGCTGTAGAGAAGAAAGATTGGGCTAAAGTAGCAATGTATTCTACTGCTTTGCAAACTCCAGGTATATTTGGTGGCAATGCTTCAGCCTCTGAGGTTCAAAGATCATTTGCGGCTCCTTCTGGGTCTTCAACAACTGCTGCTCCCGGCGGTGGCGTTGGCCTTGATACTTCTGCTAGTAGTAGAATGCCAGCAATCCCAAAGCCAGAAACACCTGTAAAATATAACGAACAAGAAATAAATGACGCAAAAACATTTCTTGCTAATCATCCAGAATTTACGCCTGACAAGGTAAAATATTACAAGAACAAGTACGGACTACAATAAAACATGGCCTTCAATCCAAACGAGTATGAAGAACTCAAAAAAAGTGGATTTGATCCAGATGAGTATGAGAAAATTCAAGCCCAACCATCTGTTGGGCAAGTTGCTACAGGATTAGGGGCAGACATAGCACTGGGTACTGCTGGTCAAGTTGCTGGTGCTGCGTTTGCGCCAGCAACGCGAGGATTATCATATCCAATTTTATCATTTGTTGGTGGATATTATGGTAATATTGCTAGTCAAAAACTTAGAGGAGTTAAAGACCCATCAGAAGCAGAAGCTGCGGTTTCTGGAATAATTAATATTATTCCAACCGTCAAAACAGTAAAGGCTGGCCTTAAAACCCTGTCTTCTTTAGGCAGAAAAGAATCAGCTACTGTTATAGCAAATGCCATGAAAGTGGAAGCGGCTAATAGGGCTGCCACTCCATTGGCTGTTCGTGCTATTGATGCATCACTTACTGGTGGAGCAATTGGATATACGGCTCCATATGCAATAGCACTAATGTCTGATAAGCCAATGCCAACAGTGGACGAGGCTATGCAGAGTGGTTTGTTTAATGCAGCGTTTGGTGGAGGCGTTGAGATGTCTGTAGGCGGTTTAACTAAGGTATATAGTTTATATAAACAATTAAATCTTGCGGGTAAGAGTCCAATGGCAGCTTCTAATGCATTAAATAAAGTTGCTAATTCAGATCAGCCAATTGATGCAACAATTGCAGCACAACTGCAAAGCTTTATAGATCAACATATTGGTATGCCTTCAGCTTCTACATTAGCTAAACAAGATAGCACAGAACTTACTGGGGCATCAAAAATAATCTCTCCATTAAACAAGGAGCAATTAGCAAATGTTGAGTTGGTTAAACAGTCTGCCCCCGAAACATACACTCAACAGATTGGCACAAGGGACAAAGACGGCAACATCTTGATGGATGTTAATGCTAAACCTCTAGAGGCAGAAAAGCCTTCATATACTCAACAGATTGGGGCTAGAGATGAACAAGGAAACGTATCTATTGATATTGGTAACAGACAAAGTGGAGTGTTAGACCAATCATATGATAAGGCTGAACTAGCTAGGATAGCTTTATCTAGATCAATTTCAAGTGGCGTTAATGCAGCATCCACTGTTGGTGCTGTAGGGGGATTTACATACGGATATAATAAAGCTGTTGAGGAGGGTAATTCCTCGCCATTAGTTCTAGGTGCAACATATGCCCTTCTTGGGTTTGCTACTCCTAGGGTTGCAGCATTTGGCGTGCGTAACTTTGCGGCAGGAAATCTTAGACAGGCAACTATAGCAGCATTTACCCCAGAACTATTATTAGGGACAAAAATACGCAATGAATTGATTGATAAGGCTAATAATAATCTTGGCGATGAGTCAGAGGTATTTGGATTGGCAAAGCAAATTACCGATTGGTGGTCATCTAAACAAGCTGATCCGGCATCAGCCAGAGTGTATGCCAACAAGATGCTTGATGGCAAACTGAATGTATTTGATGCCCCAGCTAATTTAAGAGAACCACTATTAAGATTTAATCAATTGCGTTTAAAATACACTACATACGCGCAAGAAAATCTTCCTGTAACTGATGAAACCCGAAGAACTATAGGAGCAAATTTGCTTACCTATATGAATCGTTCGTTTAAAGCTCATCAACAAGGAATTGATTGGAAGCCAAATCCTAGAGATGTAGCTACTTTTAAAGCAGAATTAATAGCTGATGGGTTAACTGATTTTGAAGCACAACGCAAGATTGTTGATATGTTGGCAAATGAACAATCTGCTATTAATGGTGTACTTCGTAAGAGAAAAGAAATATCTCAATCTGGATTAAGAATGCTTGGTGAGATTACAGACCCAGGTGCTCGCGCTTATTCAACAATTGATAAACTATCTAAGCTGGTACATAGGGATATATCTGAAAAAAATATTGCTAGATTGTTAGAATCCCAAGGACTAGCAACAAGGAATCCAGAGGTAGGACAGATTCGTTTGGCTCCCAATGGTTCAAATGAAGACCACAACTTTGCTAATTTATTTGTTACAGAACCAGTAATGAATGCATATAAAGAAATGACAGCTACTGGTCTTTTTGGTAATAGCGAAGTTGGCAAAAATTACTCTAGATTAATCGGTTTCTTTAAAGCTAATAAAACGGTTGGCGACCTATATAATTTTATTGCTCCACAATTATGGAGCAATTTGCTTGTAGCTGCTAGTACTGGTAAGGTTAATGTTGGTGGTGCAGCTAAAGGGTTTAAACTTGCAATTGCTGATTTTAATTGGGGCAAAGAGTTGTTATCTACAGATGGTAAATCTAGGACTTTATTGAATCAAGAAATAGCAGAAGCCAAACGCTATGGGATGTTACAAGGCGGGCTTGGATTAGAGGAGATTAGAAGTATGGCAGGGATTCAAAGTAATAAAAAAGTTACTGGCCCTATTTCAAAAGCTATAAATTTCCTTGGGGATATAGCAAGTTTGCCTGACTCTACGGCTAGGTTTATGATATGGCAGTCAAATATCAAGGAATTGATGGATCATTCTCCAACACTTGGAATGGATGCAATTAAGAAACAGGCTGCCCAGAATACCAACGATCATTTTTTCAGCTATAATCGTGTTCCTATTAGGGTTAAGCAGATGTCTGGTATTGGAGCACTTCAATCATTCGTTAACTATTCATATGATAACGCAAGAGTGTTAACAAATCAGATTAGATATGCCCATAAATTAACTGAAGAAGGAAAGAAAACAGGCAATGCAGCAATGTATAATGCTGGTGTAAAACGTAAGGTTTATCTTGCTGGTATCTTGGCGGCTACGGCTGCTATACCAAAGATGATTAATAAGTTTAACGGAGTTTCCGAAGAAGATCAGCAGCGGTTAAGGCGTAGTGTTGTTCCATCTTATGATAGAGACAAGAGCATCATTTTTGATATTTCAAAAGATGGGAAAACAATAAGTTATACTCCTGTAAATTATCTGCTTCCTCAAGCTGATCTTGTAAATATCTTTACCAGTGTTTTTGATCAACCATTAGAGGGTAATCTTAATCCGGGCGTTAAAGCTGCGTACAAATATTTTGCTGGTGACGATATGGGAGTTGCATTAACACCAGCTATTGAAGCTCTTACTAATAATTATTATGGAACAAGTATTCCTATCAGTCAAACACGCAATCCTAAAGAGCGTTTAGAGTACTTTGCATCACAAACAGTAGTGCCAGGAACTATCTCTAATACAGGAGAAAGATTAAGAAAGGCACGCCTTGGTATTGAGGGAAATCTTGGACAGAAATATACAACAGAAGCAATGGTACAAAGAGGTCTTGGATATAGAGAGACTTCTTTTGATCCACTTAAAGCAGGAGTTCTTTCTATGCGTGATAGTATTACAAGCGCAGCAGAAAGTGAAGCAGCATATAAGTCTGCTATTAAGAAAGCATTGCCAGGTATTAATGAACAAATGCTTTATAGCAAGTACTCAGAAGAAAAAAATAGTTTTATTAATAATCTTCGTGCTCATTATACTGATTTAATTTCTCTTCAAAACGGAATACTCAAAGCAGATGATGTCATTGTTGCAATGAAAGAAGGCAATGTTCCGGCAGAAATTATTGCTCAAGTAATTACAGGGACAGTGTTACCAATGAAACGTGGTATTCAGGAAACTGCACAAGACTATTACAATACAAAAATCCTTCCACTTGGCAGTCAAAACGAGCAAGAAAAGGCCATATCTGATCTTGCTAAAATTAATGTTTCTTTTGCTATGACAATTCGTGATGCGTATAAGACGCAATACATGAAAACAGCAAAGGGCGAACGCCCAGTTGATACCATGTTGAAGTCAGTTAACTCTTCAGATGGCAGCAGAAAGATAATGCTTGATCAAATCCTTGCAAAAACGCCTTTGAATCAGCGTGCAGCTTTACAGGAGCACTGGAGGCAAGTGGGCGTAATATCTAAAGATGTAGCGGTGCAGATGGAGGGCAATCCTCCTGCAACTACACGGTAGTCTGCTTTGTAGGCTAGATACTTACTTACAGTATTAAGGCTTCGCAATCCGTTTCCACAGTCCAAGGATTGTTAGGAATATCCACACGCAATACTTGTGATACCAAGTGTTGGGATTGGGGAACGCATAGACGTATGGCCCTGTGCCATTAATCATTATCGGGGCTGTGCCGTTGAGTACACGCACCAGGATAGGCTTCCCTGTCTTGCTGTATAGGCTTAGAATGGTTTCTTTAGTAGGTTCAACACTCTGATCGCTCCAGTTTCCAATGTCTACGTCCACCTCTGTGCCATGAGAATATACGTCTCCGTGTAAGGCTACAGAATAGGAGCCTCCTTTAATGGTGGCGAGATACTTGCCTTGGGGATGCCAATTATTAACAGACACCGTAATAATGCGTGCTTTGTTATTGATGTCTACGCAGTCCTCTTGGCCGCCGTATACGTCCTCTGCCGTTAGCGTAAAGTTGCGGCATCCAGATGTTATCTTCACTGTGTCAGACCACCAAGGATGGACTACAGGAAATCCCATCATTTTCTGTTTCTCTACGGTGTCGTTGTTAGTGTCGTAGAAGTTGTGTAAATTTAGGTCGCTCATGGTGTTTTCTCCATTGTTTCAATGAGATCATACAATCCCCGTGGAATGTATGGGTAGGCTTTAATGGCTTCAATAATAGCTTTTAGTTTGTCAGTTTCAGTTGTCATTTGGTTTTGTGCTTATAAGTAAATGTTTTCTTAATGAATGAATAGATAGTGGTGGCTGGGTTGTCTTTAAGCAAGGGCTTCTTGAATATGGCATCGTAGTTCTTGGCATACTTCTTTAAGTCTGTTGGTCTTTGCCTGTCTCCTTTGCCGTTCATTTCTTTTTGGCCTCCGCTTTATCGGCAACATACAGGCTATGCACGCTGTCCGTGATGGTGTAGTAGTGGCCGCAGTCCTTGCATTTCATCTTGTAGCTCTTGGTTCCCTTGGCCGAGATAGTTGTGCCATAGGTGATGACGTTGCGGCTACCATCATGGGGGCAAGTCCATTTCTCATGCCCTAGAAGCACGCCTGCGTGGGTTTTGGCCGCCATAAGGTCAGATAGACGCTTCCACACCTTCTCTAGTATCACTACGTCATGCTTACAGTAGTCTGTCATCAGCTTCATGGCCTTGGGGCTGTTGTGTAGACAAATGTCTTTCCATAGGCCAAACTCTGTCTTGATCTTGGCCCCTAAGCCTAAGTATCTAGCCAAGTAGTCCATCTTGTTGCTATTAAATAGAAACTGGCTCCTGGCCCACTTGAGCGTGTCCACCGTCTTATAAGGTTCAAATGGCAGGCCGTGGAAGATGCAGCGGGTCTTAAACCACTTAATATCAAACTTGTCTCCGTTGTGTGCCACCATCTCGTCAGCTTCGGCGGCCACCTCCAAGAACTTCTTGAGCATAGCCTTGTCGCATTGGTTCTTATCCCACTGGATAACGTGCGCGGTCTTGTCGCCTTCCCACTTGTAGCCTATGCAGATGATGGCTCGTTCTTTGATGATGTTATCTTGTGCAATGTTTAGGTCGTAGCCTACGCGCCACGATAGGACGACGTTGGGCGAAGTTTCAATATCCCAGAATAATCGTTTGAGTGTATGTGTCATTTAACTTTTGGGTGATGTTTCTGTTGATGGCACTTTTTGCAAAGCACCAGTAAATCTTCGGCGGGGCATAGCAAGCGTTCTGTGAAGCCGGGTATGTCGTTAAAAGTCTTTAGCTGGCCGCACTCAATCTTATGATGCACTTGCGTATTTTTAGCCATGAACCACTCGTTGCACTCAGCGCATAGAAACTCCCACTTCTGTAGTTTGTTCTTACCTTTGTAGGGGCGGCGAGCCATGTGCCTAGCCCTGTATTGCTCAGGCCAGCGTGTCCATGTCCTGCGTAGAGCGGAGCGTATAAACCCAAAGAATCTGGCTGTAGTCCAAGTGCCATTGCAATGGGTTTTAGGCGGCTTCATATTGGACAGGACATTAGCGCAAACACAAAGGCTACGGGTTTTACAGCAACATCCGTATGCCCAGAGGTGACGTACACGCCCTGTAGTTGCCAGTCCCAACGCCAGCCATTAGGCGTTTCCCACAGGGCTAGCCTCCATCCCGTCTTAGATAGGATGTCAGCGCGAAGCTCGATCTGTAAGCGTGTGGGGTTCATTGGATGCTCATCCTATCGCAATACTGGTTGCCAGCAGCATATACAGCAGCGTCAGTTCTTGGGATGTCTTGCATCATGGGGCTAGTATCAAATATGCGGTTACCTATGCACATGATAACGGCTACGATGTGTTTACAGCGGGTGTAATTAGGCAGTTCTCGTTCTACAATGAGGCCATTCTTATTCCATTCTGGAGAACAACGTGTTTCAAAATCCCGGCAGGAACACTTGCCATTGCAACGCAGATCGGCCCCTTTAAGCTCAAGAATATCGACTAGATATTTCTCTGTGCTATCAGTGCTATCAACATGGTAGCAACCCTTGTCGCCTGTCCATTCAACGCTCATTCGCTAAGAGCCTTGATCTTTTGAGTAGCCATTAGCCCTGTGTCAATAGCCTCTGTCAGTTTTAAATGCCGCTCAATAGCAGAGAAATAGGTCTTGTGGTCGCCGTTCTCATAGGCGTCTTGGAGGTCGATTTGCCCATCTTTGAGCATATCAACGTATGAATTTACGATTGTTGTGATGTCTGATGTGTTGTTTGTCATGGGATTATTTTAATAGATAATGTTCAGCTTCCGCCCAACGCGGATTGTTATGAATTTGGATATGGTGTAAACGACATATAGCCATAAAATTACTTGGCTCAAGAAAACTACCGCCGCGACCAAGGGATAGACGATGATGAATATCAATAGGAGAATGAGTGCATCCACGCACCTCACAAACAGGGTGGAGAAGAAAGTATTCTTTTTTAAGCCGCCGATAAATGGTGAGTTCATTCTGTCGTTTCTTTGATACTCGTCTGAGTGGTGTTCGTTTCATTTAAAATAGAATCGCCCTGCACTTTCCCCAAAAGGTTCTGAGCATCCAACGGTAATTGGATTGGGTTTGAGTGGGACGATTGGAGCCTTTGACTGGATTTGAACCAGTGACCGACGGTTTACAAAACCGTTGCTCTACCAACTGAGCTACAAAGGCAAGTTGTTATTAGAAGCGTGGATCGTATTCGTTACGACTACGCCATAGTTGGCACAGGCAATTGAAGTCTTCCCATGCATTGATTAATGTTTTATAAGAGTACTCTTTAAGCTCAACCCTTCCTGGTTCGGTGGTTGATATATACATATTATACCCCTTGGCGTGCTGTCCGAATGGAGTTACGCTATCGTGTTCAGACCAATGGGCTGCTATGTAAGCAGCAATCTGCATGACATGAGTATCAATTGAATCAATCTTTTTGTCTTTATCTGTGCGCTTAGACTTCCAATCTAATACGCCATAGTTTGTAAAACTACTCCAGATAATGTCCGTAGTTCCAGCGTATCCATATCTTCCAGATACTAATATCTTTTCAGAATTAGATACGGTGAGGCTAAGACTCTTCCATTTATCAATAGCTGGCTCCACCATTTCACTAAGCATACAAGTTTTCCCAGTGCTCAAGTCCACTTCTTTGTTCTCATAACTACCATGATTGAAGTAGTCCTCGATGCATTTATGAATGAGCGTTCCTAGATCAGCAGCACTCCCTGCATCTCCAGAACTTTTCTCTATCATGTTATTAATATAACCCTTCATCTCCTCACCGGGATGTGCTGGATTATTGAAGCAACATTCAGCCAGCTTCCTCATTTTATATACCTCTAATCCAGGAGCCGATAACATCTTGGTTATGGCAGATACGCTAGGCAACAACTTGTCTTTGACAGCATCGGCCAGTCTTGTTGGTCTAGTGGGTGACTGAGCTGTGCGTGAAGTAGTAGGCTGCGTATGCCGCGCCTTTCCATCCCGTGTATACCAATGTCCAGACTCAAAGCTCATGTTTAATCTCCTTCTTTTGTTTCTTACATATAGATATTGTATGTACTAAACTAATTAAACATCCCACTAAAGAGATGGATATTAAACATCCGATTATAATTAAAAACAATGCAATCATTTTATTTGTATTTATTGATTAGTTATAGATTAGAAGGGTTCTTTACCGTCGTCAATCTCATGCGCTTCCTCTTCTTGAGCAAGCTCTCCGCGCTGCATCTTCTGTGCAATGCGTACCAGATCAGATGCAATCTTCCAGATGACATCGTTCTCCGTGTTGCCACTACTGATAGCAATATCCACAGCCTTGTTAAGAGCCATGCCAACGGTGACACCTTCGATGCGTGAGATGTTAGAGGTGGTGACATTGACAGACGTATTCACAGTAGAGGACGTAGGGATAGGGGCAGTGGGTGCATCACCAGTGGGAATCCAGCGTGCCTTATCTCCGATAGTGATTTGGGCTACACCATTGTAGTCTTCACCACGTTTCAATCCCATGCCTACCCATTTAACCAGCTTACCCGTGTGAGGGGCAAAGTCATTTGAGAAGCTAGTGGCATCTGCCGTCAGATCACCTTCGCTTAGTTTAGCTTTATACATCGTCTTACCAGTTTTGGTATTGAACGTGCGAGCGGATACAACGACGGCTTGAAAGCCGCCGCCAATGTATTCGCCAATGCCAGTTGCTGCTGCATCTGCTAACGATTTGATATTTGTACTCATATTATTTACTATTGTTGTTGTTGTTTACTTCCAAATGTTTCTACGAATCATCATGGCGATGATCGCATAATTGCTTAAATCCATATAGCTATCTTCAATGGATTCGTTCTTAGGATTCGGCATCTTGTTAAGATGCTTTAGGCGTTCAATTTTGTCGTTCATGCGAACGAGCACACCAAACTCCCCAAAGGCCGAGATGTTACCACTTCCGTAGTCCATCTGTTTACGATCCATAAGCTTCACGTTTTCACAGGCAATCTTGAATGCTTCTCTGCCACAGTCAGTCATAATCCCAAGCTCGATGTACATCATCTCCCAAGGATCACCCTGTAAACTTCTGCGATACTCAACGAGTTCTTCGCCCGTAATGTACAGCCCGATCTCTGGTTCATCTACCATCATAAGCTCTGGCTTTTCACCAGGCTGAGTGATAGGGGCAGACCAGAAGTCAGTGGGCAAAACCGTTTCTCCAATGCCTAACGCCCTTGTGTTGTCGTATGTAATCATAATTTTATTTGTGCAATAGCCTTACTATTGTTGAAGAGATGCGTATTAATTCATAAGGTCTAACCTTGGAATGTAAACAATAATCTTCAACTTGTTGATGTTTTTTCTTAACAGGAACAACCCTCGCTAACGTTGATTCGGGGTCGAATCGGTGTTCGGTGTTTCCCAATCTTTCACCAAAGAGATCAAGTTGTGGGGGCATCTACGAAGGTAGTATGGGGTGCATAATATTTTATGCGCGAGTGCCATAGGGGGCCATCACGCAGCTTGAGTTGCAACAGTTCGTAATCATACGTTGTAAGACCAAGCTCTTGCACATTCCCACCAAGGGAAGTCGATGGTCTATGTATGGCAATGATCCTATGGGCATCCTCCTCGATGCTGCCAGCATCCCGGAAGTCAGTCCTAGTTGGTGCTCTGTCCTCTCTTTCGTTGTTACGATTGAGTTGTGCAGCCACCATTAAGGCGCATCCTACGCTCTTTTTAAGGGGAATCATAGCCTTGGATAGCTGTCCCATGCGTTCATAGGCCGAGCCATCTGTACCCCTAATCAATCCTAGGTAGTCAATGATGACTAGCTGGGGCTTCCAGCTAGCTGCCATGATACGGCAACGGCTCTCTATTTGTGACAAGGACATGTCCTTGTCAAAGACACGGAGGTGTTGATGCCTTAGCTTCTCCAGTTCCTTATGGAATTGCTCCTGCTTTTCGTTAAACTCAGTAGCAAACATACGAAGGTTTACCTTAGCTCGCTGACTAGCTATCTGCTTAATCACGGCGTTTCCAGATGTCTCAAGCGTGAAGTAGGCCACCCTAAGTCCACGCTGAAGGTTATGGCTGGCAACCTGTGACATGAAGGATGACTTTCCTATGCTAGTACGAGCACCGATCACCACATATTCGTGAGGCTCGATAGCCCCCGCCCCGCTGTCAAATGAAGGCAAACCAATCTTCACTAGATCAACCTCTGGCCTGGTCCCCGCAGCTTCCTGCCTTGCCCACAAAGTACACTCAGATACCAATTGATCTAAGGTAGTAGCTTCAGATTCTTGCGGCTTTAAGTAGTGCTGCAAGTGCTCCACGGCTGACACGATCTTATCTGGAGACGCATCATCATCAATCAATGAGATGACATCATTCAACGCTGGCCTTACGCTGCGTTTCTGATGCTCCCATATGATGTTCTTCATTGCCTTCTTGCTATGCAGAGAAGTAGGGGCAGATGTCTCGGAGTTCATCAAGTCCTGCAACGGGCAGTCTCTGCCCATCACCATCGACAATGAAGCCACATCTATGATCTGACCCTTAGCCCTCTGCTCAACCATCGCAGTCCAGATGGATTGGAATGATTGCGTAGTAAAAGAATCACTTCTGATTCCTTGTGATATGCCCTGATCTACAAGCGTATTGTCCGTTAGACAACCGCCAATATATAGTTGTTCGCTGTGCATTTATTAGTCCATTACTGTTGGCGATGGCACGGTGTTTTGATCGTACCAAAGCATATTCTCTAAGTGCTGGGCTTTGTTGCGCTGGTCTATGTATTCAAACTCTGCCAACGTAGCCTCCAGGTTTGCTCCATGTCTAAGCATGGAGAGGAGGCCGCAAAGCACTCCGTATTGTTCAGCGTAATCAATCTTACGATGGACTGCCCGTACTTCTGTTATGTTTGTTTTCATTTTTTCTTCTCCCATTTAGCTTTATATCCAAGCACCCACAGGAAATCATGCCATAGTTTTTTAAATATAATTTTCATACGTTCTCCATTATTTGCTGACCATAGCTACGTTTCGTAGTGAAACGAGCTGGCCCATCAAATGTATTATTCCACAGACGTGCATAGTATGCGGTGTGGTTGTTACAAATCTTAAAGGGATCACCCTTAGTAACGATGGCAGTCTCCCATCTGATGCGCTCGATTACTAAACTGGCTGATAGCCTTGTATATCCTGAGTGAATTAACTCAGCCGTAAACGATTTGAATAGCTCCCATACATGGGGGTTATCCGAATGGAACTCATTGAACTTTTGTTGTATTGCTGTCATTTTATTTGTCATCTATTGGTCTATTGTTTTCGTATTTATCTCCGTATAAATATACGGCCAAGGTGTTACGATTGACACCAAATTCTTTGCAGATATCTGCAAGGCTTTTTTGCTTTCTCCACTCAGCAATGGCGTTAGCTATCGCTGGTGATATTGGTTTAAGCTTTGGGCCGCGCCTCTGAGGAGGCAAAGGCTGGGCTGTTTGAATCAGCCCCGCCTGTCTAAGATGTATGAATTGATCTGTCATGTTTTGTTTGTTGGTTTATGTTAAGGAAATGTTTGCTCGTTTTATCCTATGGAAAAACGACTAGCCCATCCGGGCTAGCTGCTTGTCTAGTCTCAGAAAAGTAGGAGAGTGGGCACAACTCACCCATTACTGGGAGAGGATGCTTGGCAGTCAGAAAAGCTGGAGCCGTGGTCATCTACATGAGCATTGGGACGGCGTTGACTCTATTCACCCAGCTCACGTTACTCACCGCCATTGCTGGCGTGTCATGTATTAAGTCGCTTGGTAGTTGGTCGAGGCGACACCGTTGAAGTCCCTACGTCCTGCCCTGTTCGGGTCAATTGGTAAGGTGTTTTCTTTAGATCGGGAAAAGAAGAACCCCGGCAGCACTGAAGGTACTCCGGGGCTTGTTTCCAGAGGAGAATATGACAACCCCCAGGAAAAGTCTTGGCAGCACCTTCAGTACTGACTTGGGCTAGCTTCGCCGCATTGTTATGATGAGTCAAGATTTATTTTAATTTCTTTTTGGGCTAGGCTTTTCCGCTTCCCAGCTAGGGGAAGTCTGAAGTCTGGCTTGAGTTTTGCGTAGTCCACTAGGGCATCGAGGCATCGACCATAGGGGATGCCATAGAATCCCCGCCAAGCCTGTAGGATGGCCTTTGTATCGGGGTCTACCGAGAGGGTGGCACGTTGCAGCATCACCCTTCTAACCTTATTGTTATTAGTTTTCATCATCGTGATGCGTAAGGCAATATTCAGAAACCCCGGCATCATAGCCTCGTTTATACCAATGAATATCATGTGAACCCTCGCTGCGATCTAACATATCGTAATGATATTTATGTCCAAGATACAAACCATCTGCACGACCAACTGAGAAAGCCCAGTTTTCGCTATCGTTACTAGCCACTTCATTATTGTTATTCATATTAGTGTTTTTTGTACGTTACGTTGAATGTTTCTCTGTCCCAACAAGCCCTGCACGTTAAGCATTTGTTGCCAGTTGTTGAGGCCGGGCAACTGAATGCTGATGCTGATGCACCGCTGACGTTCACCTTGAGCTTGCGTGCAAACGTCTCTGGAGCCTTCCCGTCAAACATCAAGGCCGATAGCCTGATGGTAAGGTTGGGTGGGACTATCCCACCTTCCGTAATAAACTTGGTTACATAGGCATACTCTCTCGTTGGCAACCAATGCCTGATGTTGGGTGTCTTGTTCACCACCTCCACGATCTTGGCTAGATGCCAAGCACCCTGCAAATCTCCGCTGTCAAACCAGCGAAAATATCCAGAGGCTTCCGTTTGGTTAATGGCCTGGGCCATTGCGTCTACCCAGCCATCCATAGTAAGCGCAGCAAATCTGTTTGCGTGCGCTTGCTTAGTCGATGGGTATAGGTAGTTGCCTCGGCGTGCGTAACATCTGCTACAGATGCTACCCTCCACCTTAGCCATGCGTGCCCCTACATGGCACAGCTCAGCCGATATAGACCAACTCTGGCACGGCATCTTAGATGGCGCGGAGAGATTGCCTACGAATTTCAATGCTTCTTTAGTTGTCATGTATTTCTATTAGTATCCATTGGTTATGGTTATTGTGACGGATGTTCTTTCTTTGCATAATGTCCAAGGAACACCCGATGTATTGAGTGCTTGAATCAAACGAGCGAATGCTTGCGTTTGCTCGTAGTCTTTCAGATCGAACTTTAATGTTTCTATTGTCATGTTGTTTTTATTGTTTATCTAAGGCTATCCCATTGTTCAGCCATTGCATTTGCAATGCCTTGAAATGTTTTGCTGCGTATCTTCCACCTGTCTGGAGATGGAGGCAACCAATGCAATCGCTGCCGTTCTTTGATTGGCAGCAGCATCATGGCTTCCTTCACGTTGTCCGTTGGTGTCAGCAAGGGAAGATTCTTGAGCCATAAGCAAGTGGCTTTGCTTTCCTTGTGACCAAACATCCAAGGTTGGATGATCTGATCTGGCTTTCGTATCTTAGTTGAGATGACACTTATCGGATTCTCGATACAGATTTTCTTGATTGGTACATCCATCAAGGCACGCACAAAGCCTAATGCCTCGGCTTGCTCTTGCTTCTTGTACTTAAACCATGCTGCCCCGCTTACGGCGAGATGCGTACATGGTGGATGTGCAATCATCATGTCCCAGCCATCATAGATGATGTCGAACACGTTGCCTTGGTAGTGGTGCAGAGAGCCGTCATCTGCTGGCAATAGGTCGCATGATGTTACGTCATGCCCTCTTGCACGGAAGGCTTCCCTCACCGTACCAGAATATTCACAAGCGATTAGTATTTTCATATTTATTCGTCTTCGTATTGATCTTGTATGCGTAGCGTTTGCCAAGCTATGTCGTTGGCTGCAATCAAAGCATCTGCATAAAGCTCTGGGTGATTTTCCTCAAGCTCGACACTATTAATCCAGACCCCATCTATCCGCACATCAAAGTGGCAGAAGCCAGAGGTGGAATGCCAGTCTCTTACGTTATCTATTTTCATGGATGGCCTTTGCTTGATCGAAGATTTTATGATATATATTTTTCTCGGAAACCTGGAATCCAAGTTTTGTGAGAGCCATAATATCATTTACATCTATGGTTTTTCTTCGTGTTAAGGTTTCTATAAACCCTTTGTGTTCGCTGACAATATAGAACGCGCTGGCTCCATAGTTTTTCTTAACCTCTACTTCTATTTTTGTATTCATTTTGTTTTATGTTTCGTGACAATACTGTTTATACATTTCCAAAGCCGCTTCTCGGCTGAGATTATTTAACAAGACTGACGTTTTTGATTCACGTTCAACTTGATTGGGATGGGCGGTTTTGCGTAGTGTAAAGACACCGTCTTTGTTAGCAAACACCCAGCTTGTTCTTAGCATCCTAGTAATATTCTTTTTGTCTAGGTAATCGTTTACCAAGTCGCAAACAAAACAGTCCAACGACATTGGCATCCTCCAAAACGTGCCGTCTTTATTTTCGATGAGCGTTTCATGCGATGGACAATTTATTCTTACCCAATCTTCAGCCTGCTTTACTAGATGACCAATTGAATTGTAGCCTCCAGAATTCAGATCATAGTAATGATCGTTGCCGCCATGACCGTGGTTGCATACACCGAATGCTGGCTTGCCATTAATTTTGACTGTAGCGTCAAAGCAATGCGTCTCTTCCGAGAGACGTTCGTTATGTTTGATATTTGTTAGTGTTATTTTCATTGGATTGGTTTTCGCTTTTCAGAAAGCACAGGACTATTTCTAAATCATAGATGGTCATATCACCTTCGCTTCCGTCTGTACATAGACACCAGGAATTTAGGCAGATTGATTTAATCTCCGATAGTAAATGCTCACGCGTTTTCATTTTGTTTTTGTTGTTGTTCTAACATATAAACTGCAATTGCGTGCGCCTCGACGAAGCATTCTTCGGCGGTAGCCTTTGCATCACGAGGATCATCTGGGTCTTCATCGTTGTCTGCGTGGAGCCAGAATAGGCCAGCGTTTAGCAAGATTTCTATTTCTTTAAGCCTATCTCCGTCTGTGTATGGTTCGTATTTCATTTCAGAAGTTTGTTAAGCTCTGATTTGATTGCCTTTGCTTTCTCGCCGCGCCATGTAGTGGCGTTGCTTAGGAAGTAGGCGACAATACTCTTGCCGTTGTCGAGGCCGTAGTTGTCGTGTACAGATTGCAGACATTCCATAGCATCTAAGTATGGAACCGCGCCGAAGTTTACTTTCTTCCAGTCATGCCGTATTTCTACAGCAATTTCTGCTAATGTTCTCATGTTTTTATTTGTTTTGTTGTTGTTGTTGTTTACTAACCAAAATAAATCAATCAGATTGTTTTGCCATGAATCTAAGCAAATCACCAATTGTGTGTGGTTCTTTTTGCTCCTTCCACCGAAGTATAAGCTCGTCATTAATCTTTCGGAACAGTTCTTCACAGGGTTTTCTGAAGCTTCCTTTACTAAGACCTTCATTACGCAGGGCAAGCAGAAGCACATCTGCTTCAAAATCACTTAGTTCAATTTGAATTTTCACGGTTTTGTTTATTTGAGTTTTGACTTAACTTTTTGCCAATATTTGGCTGTTTTTGGATTTGTCATTCCGCTAGGGCCACCGTTCCAGATTTTTGACCTCACTTCTGGAGTGCATCCGTAACGCTTGCCGTAGTGGTTTGTGTATATTTCAAACATCTCCATAGATTTTTGAATGCTATACCTATCGTTCAACGTGTAGTGCTTTTTGCTGATCTGGTTGCAGTCTTTTACCACTACTTCCCAGATTTGCGCTGCACCCACCGCTTTACCATTGTCACCAATTGCGTTACAATTGCCGCCGCTTTCAACGGCGACAATTGCAGCGAACAACATTGCGGTTGTGATCATATTAGGAGGCGATATTAGCCGATTTGAGCGCAAGCAACTCTGCTTTAGCTAAAGCTAGCTCTTGGCGAAGAGTAAGCTTAGCCGTAGCTTGTGGCACGAATGCTACATTGATTTGCCCGCTTTTTAAACACGTAACTCGCTTGGCTACGTAGCCAAGAGTTTCAACGTGATGTTGAATAACGCTGAGGCTTTTTTCGTGAAAAGCCTTGCATGATTCGGCGAACATCTTTTTCTTCTGATCCGAGCTCAAACCTTCCGGAAGAGTCGATTTAAACTCTTTAGCGGTCATTCGTTTGAATTTGGTTTCTGGTTGCATTTGAACGATTTGCATTTTTGTTTTTCCTATTTTTTTGGGTTAATATGATCTCGAGTTATTCAAGATCATAAGTTACCCCTCGATTTTTGATTTAATCGAGAGATAAGAAAAAGCTTTTCCCCTCTACGGTAAACGTAGGTTTCCAAGCTTCGCGCGGTCACTTAATCTTCCGCATGATTTTTGTGGATATTTACTCGCAGGGTACGGCCAAACTCCAAAAAGGGATTCGGCTTGGCATTTTAGGGGATATGATGCATTTCAAGCAATCCCCTGCCAGCTTCCGTCTCATGTTTCTCTGCGCTTTTAATCCTATCTCGAAAGAATCGCTTCGCCCCTTTTTCGGTTCACTACCAACGGCGCATAGCCATTGGCCTCTCAAGATTTAAACTGTAAGTAAGAACACTCCCCACAATGCACAGAAGGAATCTGATGCCAAGCAAATTCTCACTTATTTTTAATGATAATTTTAAAAGCTTGGCAATCAAACAACTTACAAGCGCAAAAACTTTGTTCGCCCTGCGATTCCGCGCATCATAACACAAGGGAACACCTAGGCAGAAGGGAGAATGAAAAGCCCTAGCAAGGCCACAAGCAAGGTTCATGCCAATGCACAACCTTTTTGCGTGAATATAGGTTTCCCCTCATAACGCAAAAAAAGGGCAAGAAGGTTTAGCTTCTTGTCTTCTTTAGTACAATAGTCACCATGATCTTGATTACTTCTTGACTAAACAACTACAGATGGGGGGAGGGGAGTCAAATCAGTCCAGCCATCGCCCGCAAAGATTGGTAAAGCGACTATTTAAAAAAAATGGCAACTAGGAAACCTACCAATGTCTAGGACTTATCGAGTAGTATTATAGTACTACCGCTAGGGTATAAAGACAAGGTACTCCTTATAGGTGGTATGGGTGCCGCAAAAAATGATTGACACAGATGTTAGTCAAGGGTAAGGTGTTAGATATGTCTGAGGAATACGTTCTCCCTGTGATCGCATCAAGTGTGGCATCTCATGGGGGGAATGGTGCGCTTACAGAGAGCAAGCGGCCTAAAGAGGCTGTGTTGGCGTTAGAGAGGCTATGTCAGGGGTGGACGTTTGAAGAGATACGCAAAGAGACAGGCTTGTCGTTTAATGCCATTAGTTCTTTGAAGGCGCGCAATGAAGTGGCAATGGACGTTCGTAGACAACAGCTTGCAGCAGATGGGTTTGAGATAGCGGAGAAGATGCGGCTACTAATTGCTCAGAAGGCTGAGATGTTAGCGAATGATGAGGAGGCAATGAAGAAGGTGAACATCCGCGATCTTGTATTGCCCTACGGTATTGCGATGGATAAAGCGTTACAGAGCTTGGGTGAGGCTAAGGTGGTGATTGAGCATAGGTCTGGGAAGCCTTCCCTAGAGGATGCTGTTGCCGCCATCAATGCTGCTAAGGCTTCCTTGATTAAGGATGCTATTCCTGTGGAGAGCTTTGTAGTGCCGCCGGGTGATGCCGCATGAAGTGGAAGTCACACCCAGTACTTTGCCCGCCTACGCCTGATGAGATGGCGCAGATGGAGCCTGATAAGTTGCT